TCTGGTTTCGACAAGGCTATGATGATCAACGGCTTCACAGCCAAGCCCCTCAGCATCACCCTGCCCCAGCCAAAGGAGTTCTGGGAGCCCTGCGTGCAGGGGTTCGCCGCCTCCATGAGCATCCCATTCAAGGTGCTGATCGGCAATGTGACCGGCGAGCGCGCCAGCACCGAAGACGCAGCCGAGTGGGCGCAGACGAACATGTCGCGCCGTGAGAACCGCGTGCTGCCGATCCTGTACGACTTCATTGAGCGCTTGGTCGCCTGGGGGGTGTTGGAGCGCAAGGACTGGACCATTGGCTGGGATGATTTGAACGAGGCGTCACCGGACGACAAGCTGGCCCGCGCCGAGAAGATGGCGACGATCAACTCTTCGCTAGGGGCAGAGCCAGCCTTCCTGCCGGATGAGATCCGCGAGACTGCAGGCTTCGCTCCATCCGACGAGGTGGAGGGCTTCGACGAGTTCCTGGCCGATCGTGCCGAGCGCTTGCAGCAGATGGCTGAAGATACCGCCACGCAGAACATCCCGCCCGATGAGGTGACCCAATGACCAAGCAAGCCCGCGTCCACGTCAGCACTCTGGTCAACGCCAGCAAGATCAGGCGCGAGAAGCGCGATGGTCGTGATGTCATCATCGTGCCCAGCGCCACACTCCCTGACAATGTGGTGATGAACAAGGTGCGCTATCCCGCGTCTGTCATCGCAGAGAGCTATAAGAGCCTTGAGGGGCGCCCTGCCCCGCTCGGCCACCCTACGGTCAACGGCAAGTACGTGTCGGCATCAAGCCCGGAGGGTATCGTTCGTGGCTTCGTCGGCGCTCACAACGAGAACGTACGTCAGGAGGGCGGACGCGTCCTGCTCGACAAGGTGATTGATGTGGCCTTCGCCAACCAATCGGAAGGCGGCAAGGCGGTTCTGGCCGCGATCGAGCAGCAGAAGGCCATCCACACGTCGACCGGCCTCCTCGCCACATTCAAGCCGCTCGCCAACGACACCGCGGCCTCGTTCGAAGTCGAGAGCATGATCCTCGACCACGATTGCTTCCTGCTTGATCAGCCTGGCGCCGCGACGCCTGAGCAAGGCGTGGGCGTGTTCGTGAACGCGGCGGGCGAAGAGTTGGAAGTGATCAACTCCACCTTCGATGACGATATTGAGCGAGAGATCACATGGGCTGCTGAAAGTATCGTGCGCGCCGTTGAAAGAAAAGAACAACAACCATTGATCGAACAGATCAAAAGTTATATGCTGCGACTTGTGAAGGGTGGCCCGACCCTCGATGAACCTCAGGAACCTATCCTGAACACGGAGCATGAGGCGATGGATAAGGCGCAGTTCGACGCACTCTTGGCGAAGGTCGATGACCTCACCAAGGCGGGGCCAGGCCTCACGGAAGAGAAGGTTGGCCAGATCGTTGCCAATGCGCTCAAGCCGCTCACCGACAAGTTTGAGGCTCAGGCCCAGGCCGACAAAGAAAAGGCCGAGGGCGAGCATACCGCGCTGGTCAATCAGGCGGTCGAGGCGGGCTTGCTGACTGAAGAGCTGGCCAAGGCATCGCCCGCGCCCGTGCTGACGGCCCTGCTCGCCAACGCTGCGGCACCCAAGGCCGCGTATCGCGTCAACGCCGCCTTCAAGCCGGCTGCGAATTCCGACGAGCGCAAGCCGCTCGCACTCAAGGCGGAGGCCTAACCCATGGCGCGCTTCAACAAGATCTTTCGCGGCCCCGCTGACAAGAACAAGCCCCAGGTGCGCGAGGCCATCTGTGCCGCCGCTGTCCTCCCGGGCACTGTCGTGGTTATCAGCGGCTCCAATTTCGCCCAAGCTGGCGCGAACACTCCCGGCGCGTTCTACCTGGTGCAGGACAACTACCTCGCCATGAAGGGCGTTGATGACGCATGGCTCGCTGGCGATCGTGTCGTCGCATTGCACCCGCAGGACGATGAGCTTTACGCGGCCCGCGTGCCCACCGGTCAGAATCTCGTCGCAGGCGACAACCTGACCACAAGCGCCGCCGGCAAGCTGGTCAAGGCCACCACCGGACAGCGCATCCTCTTCTACGCGCTCGAAACCTACAACAACACGAGCGGCGCCGATCAGCTCGTCACCGTGCGGGTTGCCAACACCAACCTGCCTGCGGCGTAAGGGGACCACCGACATGCGTTACTTCGACGAAGCCCTGATCGCCGCCCATCCCCGCCAGCATGGCGCGTGGAATGCCGAGATGTGGGGCATCCGTGACCACTTCCAGGTCACGGAGGATGCGTTGGCCGAGTACGAGGGCATCGGCAACGCCGCCTCCGTGCTTCCGCGCGACGCCTGGCTCGACATGGACAACATCACCCGCCGCGTCATGCGCTCGGATGAGGGTGCCGCCTGGATGAACGACCTGATGCCGCTGGCCAAGCCGGTGAACATCGGCAAGATCGTCCACCTGAACCGTGTCGCCTCTGACGCCGGCAGCGTTGTTCGTTCCATCAGCGGCCAGAACCCCGTGCCGCTCGATAAGGTGACCTACGACTACCGTGGCACGCTCGTTCCCATGTTCCTGACCGGCTACGGTCGCGAATGGCGCGAGTGGAACACGCTGCAGTCGGAAAACTTCGACGCGCTTGCAGACGATCAGGAGGCCCATGCCGCCAAGATCAAGCGCGACATGGCCCTCTACGTGCTGAACGGCGACGCCACGATGGTCTTCCAGGGCTATCAGGGCTACGGCATCCGCACGCACCCGCTTTCCAAGCCGATCAATGTCGGCGCAAGCGGCTTCAACATCAACATGACGACGGCCACGCCCGACGCCATGGATACGTTCTTCAACGGCCCCTTCGGCGCTCTGTTGGATGCCAGCTACATCACCGGCGGCGTCAACCTCTATATCTCGCCCGAGATCGCGCGCGCCTGGGACAAGACCTACTCGGGTTCGGCAGGCTTCAAGGACGGCACCGTCCGTGACTTCCTGCTTAAGAACCGCCGCATCAACAAGATCGAAGTCACCTTCGAGCTAACCGGGAACGAGTTCTTCTGGTTCGTGCCCAACGCCGACTACATTCGCCCGATCGTCGGCATGGCTGTCACCACGACGGCCATCCCGCGTGATCGTCCGCGTGCGAACTACCAGTTCGACCTTGCTGGCGCGCTCGGCATCGAGATCCGCGCCGACTTCAACGGCCGCACTGCGGTTGGCTACTCGGTGAACGTCTGATGGGTAAGAATCGCATCCGCATCACCGGCTCGGGCATCCATGGCCTCAAGCCCACTGACGATAATCCGTCCGGCGAGTACCCGATCGGTCACGAGTTCGAGACGGACGCTGACCTCCCCGCTGGGTGGGTCGGTCGCGCCGTTATCGTGGGCGAAGAGCCCAAGGAAGGCGCCGAGTTCCTCGTTGCCGAGGATGACGGCACCGAGGAAGGCCGTATCCGCAACCAGATCGGCAAGCAGGCTCAGCAGAAGATCGAGCAGGTGACGCACCAGCACGAGCTTGATCTTCGCGCTGTGACTGCCCGTGCAGACAAGGCGGAAGCCGACCTCCAGCACGCCAACGAGCAAATCGAGGCGCTGAACCTCAAGCTGCGTGCGTACGAAGAGAGTGAAGGCTCGGGTGCGTCGGCTACTGCGGACGAGATCAAGACCGCTGTGTCCATGCTCGACGCCAAGACCGACGCGCACTGGACCGCCGCTGGTTTGCCCGCCGTCGATGCTGTGGCAGAGATCACCGGCAAGGCCGTGACGCGTGCCGCTATCACCGAAGCATCGCCGGACGCAAAGCGCCCCGCCTAACATTTGCTGCAGGAGTAAGGCCGTGGCCCTTCGACGTATCCTACAGGCCGTCGCAGGTGTCGCGGCCTTCTTGTGTCTGCCCGCCTTGGCACAAGTGGCTGGCCCCACGAACCGCGCCATCACCAAGACGAACCTGGCGGCTAACGCCAGTACTATCGTCTGCCCCGCCCCATCATCTGAAGTGATCCGCACCGAACTGTTCTTCACCGTGTCTGGTGTCGGCATCGGCTTCAATGGCGGCACGCTTACGCAGGCTACGGTGGGCACGACCGCGAACACTACACCCGACTGGGCGACGAGCGCGGCAGGTGCCTATTACATGTTCCCGGTGCCACCAGCCAACGCGGTCACTGCCTATGGTGCAGCGGGCATGATCACCTGCGTTCAGACGCTGAGGCAGTGATATGAAGCGGCTCGCCCTCCTTCTCGCGCTGATCGCCAGCCCCGTCTACGGGCAGGTAGTATATCCTCCTCCTGCGGTGGACACGGCGACGATAGCCACCAAGGCTGAGGTACAGGCAGTCCAGTCACAGATCCCGCAGCCCGCTATGAGCGTGCCGCCTGCCGACATGTCCACAGCAGGTGCTGTCGGCAGCTCGCCGCAGTACCGTCCGATTGATGCTCAAGCTCCGCGCATCTCGCGCACCGTCTCTGGCGTGACTGCTTCGGGCGGAACGGGCTCAGTCTCATGGCCTGCGATGCCTTCGGTGCCCAAGCTGACCGTGACGCCGTACGTCGCATCGAATGCTATCCAGGCACCCATCTGCCTCCCTGTGACAGGCACCGTGACGGTGACTGGCGCAACGATCAAGTGCTGGTCGACGCAAGCGGTTACTGTAAGTCTCTTGGGTGCCGTGGTGGCACCGCTGACTACCGCTGCTGCTGGCGTGCAGTTCGACGTCCTCGCGTTGCCGGGCAGCTGACAGATGGCGGCGTACGGCACGGATGATGGGTTCGTCTCATGGTTGGCAGAGCAGGGATACGAACTCCCTGCCACCTCCCCTGCGCCTGCCGTGCTGCGTGCCCGAGGTAGCGGATACGTCGACAGTTATGAAGCCTACTGGGCCGGCCAGCGGTTGGCCGGTGTCATGCAAGAGCTTGCATGGCCCCGCTTAGGTGCATTCCTGAACTGCACGGTGCCCGTGCCTGATGATCTAGTGCCGCCGGCGGTGGTAAATGCCAGCTACCGAGCAGCATGGCTTGAGGCATCATCGCCTGGCATCCTGTTCGGCGCGACCGTCACGCCGGGTCAGCGGGTGCGGCGCGAGAAGGTCGATGGCGCAGTCGAGGTGGAATACTTCGATGATGGTAAATCAGCCACGGGTGCTGCTGTAGGCTTCGTCGACGCCGCCATAGACGGTGCCCTTCGCCAGTTCATCTGCGATCAGGCCGGCAGTGCCTTTATGTGGAGCCTTGGTAGCTGACATGGCCGACATCTACACCAGGATGCGGGCTACGTCTCAGCGGCTACTAGCCCCGACCAATGAGGGTGGCTTGGGTCAGGGCAAGATCGAGCTGGTGCGCTATGCACCTGCCCCGCCTCCGCCCAACCCATGGGACCCGCCTGCCGAGCCTGTGCGTCAGGTGACGCCGCTTGACGGTGTAGCGCGCGGCGTCGGCAAGGAGATGGTCGGTGCACCTGTTGAGAATGGCGGTCAGATCGTTTCGACCGACCTGCTGTTGATCGTTGCCCCGTGGTCGGGATCGTACGCGCCTACCGACACTATCGAGGTGGACGGCCTGCCGGTAACCATTCTCTCGTGCAAGAACATCCCTGCGGCAGGCACCGTATGCGCTGTTCAGTTCGTGGCTCGCAGGTGAGCCATGGATGATGAACTTGACGAACTGCTGCAGGATCTTGAACCCGCTCTCCTGGCGGCGTTCCTGAAGGCTATCCTGCTCCTGCGCTCGGGTATTGACTTTGTTGCGCTGGTCGAAGCGCTGCGCCGAGACGACATCGACGCAGCGATCGACGCATTGAACGTAGAGCCAGGCGCGTTCTCGCAGTACGCGGTGGAGCGGCAGTCTGGCTTCGCGCAAGCCGGGGCTGTATTGTCGCGAGGCCTTACCGATGATCGCGCTGCCATCCTCAAGCGGGATGGGCCAGATCTGCGATCAAGAGGGCCAGCGGGGCCGCGCGCGCCTGTTCCGCCCCCCGCTGCGCTTGATGGTGAAAACCCAACCGTCATCCAGTTTCGTTTCGACATGACCAATCCCCGTGCTGAGGCCAAGATCAGGACCGAGGCGGCTTCGCGTGTGGCAGGCTACGTCGACGAGCAGATCGAAGTGGCTCGCAAGGTCATTGCAGACGGATTTCAGCGTGGAGAAGGCCCTCAGACGATTGCCACTGACATCGCCGGCCGCATCAACCCTCTGAGCGGCAAGCGAGAAGGTGGTATCATCGGTCTGTCCGATCCGCAGGTCACCTATGTCGACGGCATGCGGCAGCGCCTCCTCTCGGGCGACCCTGATGAGATGACCAAGGTGCTGGGCAGCTTCGATAAAGACGGGAAGTGGAAGGAAGGCACTGGCATGACGCTTCGTGACCGCCGCTTCGATCGATCCATCAAGAAGGCCGTTCGGGACGTGGCCGCTGGCAAGCCGAACCCGCTGACCCGCGATAAGGTCGATGAGATGGCCGCGAAGTACTCCGATCGCCTGCTTGCCCGCCGTGCTGAGGACATCGCTCGCACCGAGACTGCACAGGGAGTGGAGATGGCCCGCGCCGAGGCCACGAAGCAAGCACTCGACAAGGCCGGGCTTCCCGACGATGCCGTAACCAAGACCTGGATACACCAAGGTGGCATTCGTCACGCGCGCGATTGGCACTTCAGCATGAATGGGCGCACCGTTGATGGCCTAGGCGGGTACTTCTTCCTGCCTGACGGCTCGGTGATGCTGTACCCGCACGATCCTGCCGGGGGCGTGAAAAACAATGCGAACTGCCGCTGCCGGGGGCAGCAAGACATCAACTGGGCCTTCGGGCTGTAAGGAGGACGTACCATGACCTGCAAGGACTGCGACGAGCGCCGTAAGAGCCTGCGTGATGCGATCATGCATGGTAAGATGGCTGAGGCGATGGACATCACCGTAGAAGGCCTGCGGGTCATGATCGGGATCGACGCTGGCGCCGACCACCGCAAGGAAGCCACTGAGGCTGGCGAGAGCAAACCCGCTCCCAAGGCCCAGTAAGTGGGCGCGGAGGGCTGGACCGGCATAGACCCGCTTGTGTGGGCCGGTGCCGCCACCGGCAACCTTACCGCCCTCCTGCGCAACAGCGTGCAAGAGCTTGCTGACGAAGCGGGACGCACCTTGCCGAACGGTGGCCGGGTACCTGTTAAGACAGGTAACCTGGGGCGCTCGGTCGTGGTCGACACCAAGCCTCCGACCGTCAAGGAAGGTCCGTTTAACGCTGCTCTGACCTCCGGCATCGCGGCGATCGAGCCTGGCGATACGGTATATCTGGGTTGGCAAGCGGCTTACTCACGGCGGCAGAACTTCGGCTTTGTCGGCACGGACAGCTTGGGCCGCACCTACAACCAGGCCGGCTTTGGCTTTGCCGATGCGGCGGCAGCAAAGTGGCCCGAAATCGTGATGCGTCAGGCCGCTAAGATGGGAGGCCGATGATGCCGTCGATCGAAACGACTGACTGGCTTGCCCTTAAGACCCGTGTCGACACGCTGGTAACCAGCCCTGCTATGCTGCGCTTCGACCCTGGCCAGGTCATCACGCCGCCCGTGCAGACGGAACAGAACTGGGATGGCGAGGAACCTTGGTCCAATGAAGAAGGCTGGGACACTCCCGGCCTCCCGATGCCGTTCTTACTGCTGAGCGACGTGACGAACGATCCTCAGCGCATGGGTATCTCGGGCGTGGATCATGTGCGCAGCGGCACCCTGATGATCACGGTGCAGTGGCCAATCGCCAGGCCGATATCTCACGTTCAGCTCAAGGAGATCGGGGGGCAGATCGCGGCGCACTTCCCCGCAGATACCTGCATGAGCTTCGGGCCGTCCCGGCTACGAATGACGCAAGATGCGGCGGCCATGTCTGCCTACGTCGACGGGGCTTACCGCGTGTTGCCGGTGCGGGCGTTATGGTCGTCGATGTAACCTGACCGTCCGTAGACACGCGGCTGCGATACCTTCAAGCTGCTATCGTCGGCAACAGAACGGACGCAGAATGATAGAAGGTCATAACTCAGGTCTACCTCCGCTAGAGGAGACCTGCACAGATTGCGGCGGCACTGGCAAGTATCGCAAAACCAACACTTACGAGATGGCTCCGAGCATCCATTGCCTAACTTGCAAGGGCCACAAAACAGCCCCCACGCTTGCGGGTAAGCAAGTCATCGACTTCATAAGCAAGCGGTTCAACATCAGTGAAAGAGAAGCATCGCGTTCCGGGTTTGATTAGACCAGCGAACTAATCATTCACTCTCGAGCACGAATGTTGCGTTACGGGATGCTTCTGTGTAATGTTCCTCTAGTTCAGGAACCGCCCAGCCATGGCCTGGGCCACGGGAGCGCCTTGTCATGGCATCACTGCAAGCTGTCGCGGGATCAAAGATCTACATCGGAACTCGGGTCGCGCCCAAGGATGAGGTCGCGCTTGCTGACTTCGTAGGGCAGGAAAACCAGTGGACCGAGATCAGCGGGTGGACGCAAAGCGGTTCGCTTGGCGACACTCAACAGATGATCAGCCAGGACTTCATCGACAGCAACCGTACTCGCCAGATCAAGGGCACCCTTGTTGGCGCCTCAATGGAAAACACGTTCGCGCCGCGCCAGAATGATCCCGGGCAGATCAAGTTCAAGCAAGCAATCGAAAGCTGCTCGCCGTATGCCTTCAAGGTCGAATGGGGCGCCGGGTGCGCTGCCGACGATATTGTAACCGTCAGCGTCGGCACGCCTGCGGTTGTCACTTGGCAGAATGGCCATGGCTTGGAAGCTGGCTCCCCCGTAATCTTCACGCCGACCGGCGGCACGCTGCCAACTGGGCTGGTCGCTGGCACGGTCTACTACGTCCTGTCGGCGGGGCTCACCCCCACAACGTTCAACGTATCAGCAACGCCTGGCGGCTCGGCCGTCGCCACCACTGCCGCTGGAACTGCAACCTCCATCACAGCTACCGCGCAGCCAGCAGGTCAAACCGACCTGTTCTACGGCCTTGCCATGCCCGGTTCGAAGAGCGGCGGCGCAGCCAACACCCCCCTGCTCCGGTCCTGGTCGATCGCGGTCGACTCCAACATCGTCGAAATCTGATTGAGCTAAGAGCGGCAGGGTTCGGGTCCTTTGCCGCTCTTAGACCCGAACGGCCCGAGAGAGAGCGAATATGGACATTGGCAACATCGGCAAGAAGGTCGACCTCAACGAAGGTGAGTGGGTCGACGACATTCCTGAGATGGAAGGCATCCGCTTCAAGGTTCGCAGCACGAACTACAAGCCGTTCAAGGTGGCGACTGCTGGCCTCGCACGTCGGAGCGGCAAGAAGCTCCGCACCGACCAGGGCATTGTCGCCTTCGGTGTTTCCGCTGGCAGCCCTCTGGCCGAGCATATCCTGCTCGACTGGTCCGGCGTGACTGAGAACGGTAAGCCGCTCAAGTACGATGCCAAGAAGGCAGCGGCAATCCTGACTGCCGACGACGACTTTGGTATTGGCGAGGCTTTTCGGCGCGGCGTTGAATGGGCTGGCGACAGCGTTGCCGAGCGGATTGCCGAAACCGCCAAGGAGGCGGCGGGAAACTAACAGCGGCGCTGCTCTGGTCGCTTGACCACTTGGAAGAGTGGAAAGCGGCCAAGGAGCAGGCCGATGCCCAAGGACTGGATCTGCCGGATGAAATCGAACCGCCTGAAATCCTCGAAGGGCTTAGCGGGTGGCTTGAAGACTTCTGGCGGCTGTCGACCGAGCGGCAGATCGGAATGGGCATTGGGCCAATCCCGGCTAGCGCCATTGACCGGCACACCGCCGGGTGGAGTGATGAGGACGCGGACATCTTCGAGTACTGTATCCGCGAGCTGGACGGGATCTACCTGATGCGCGCGAACAAAGCCGAAGAGGCCCCGCCCGAGGCATCATCTCCCATGGAAGCGTTTCGTAGCGCATCGTTCCATCGTCGGGCCTCATAAGCCATGGACGTCGCCGCCCTCTCCTTGTCGATCGACAGCAGCACGGTCGTTACCGCTGCTAATGACCTTGATCGCTTCGCAGACTCGGCCAAGCGGGCGGGTTCTGCGGCCGGGCCGGCCGCAGGTTCGATCGCCAAACTGGTGGCCAGCGTACAATCGATCGACAACAAGCTTGGCGTCATCATTGGCAGCATGGAGAAGCTGGCTTCGGTCGAGAAGACAGTCGCGGTTGCAAATGACAATGTGGCCCGCTCGTTCGGCAACGCCGATGCTCATGTGACCACCTATCGGCAGCACCTGGAGGCGATGGTGGCGTCGCAGAAGGCAGCATCAACCGCCTTGGTGGCCTCAGACGCTCATGTGGTAGCTTACACGCAGCATCTAGCGGCAATGGCCTCGGCGCAGCGTGACGCGAATGCGCATGTGCTTGCGTATAGGCAAAGCCTTCAGGGGCAGGCTAGCAGCCAAGCAGATAGCAATGCCCACATCATCGCTTACCGCGACAGCCTTGGAAAAGTAGCTGAAGGGGCGAACAATGCCACCACCGCCATCAGGTTTACCGCCCGCGAGGGCCTGAACGCGTCCCGGCAGCTCGCTGATATTGGTGTGACTGCAGCGTCGGGGATGTCACCTTTCCTGATCGCCTTGCAGCAAGGGCCGCAGCTCTTCGACATCATCCAAGAGAAGGCGGTCGCAACTGGATCTACCGTAGGGACCGTGTTCCGCGCGGCTGCTGCCTCAGTTTTGGCTATGCTGGCGCCGCTCGCCCCGTTGATCGCGGTGCTGGCGCTTGCCGCTGCCGGTATCGCCGCACTGACGGCTCAGGCGAACGACGACAGCGGCCTCAAGAAGTACACCACGGCCATGGGTTACACCAAGGCGGAGGTGGCCAAGCTCAACGCCGTTACGGTCACCTGGGGGGATACGGCGAAGGCTGTGTTCCAAGTAGGGTGGGAGCGCATCGCCAACGGGTTCGGGATCACGACCGATGACCTAAGCAAAAAGTGGAGCAGCTTCACCGATTGGCTAGTGACTGCCGTGCGGTTCTCGCTCGCTGGTGTCTATGCCGCGTTCACCGGCCTGCAGAATGTCATCCCGCGCATCCTCGACAACATCAAAACGGGCAAGAAGGAAAGCCTGCTGGAGATCGTCGGTGGGAGCTTCAAGGACCAGTACCGAGAAGCCCAGAAGTTCATGGATGATGTCGTCGGCCAGTCTCAGAAGAGCGCGCGTGGCCGGCAGTCCGCCATGGCCGCAGCGATGTACGACAAGCCGCGCGAGAAGAAGGCGGGTGGCGGCGACAAATACGGCTTCGACGACCTGCTGAAGGACGCCGCCAAGACCGAGAACGATCTGAATAAGGCACGCATGCAAATCGGCCTCTATGGCGAAGCGCTGGCACGCGTTACCTACGAGCAGGATCTGCTCAACAAAGCGTCAGAGCATGGCCTCAAGCTGTCGCCCGCTCAGCGCGCGGCTATCTCAGGCATCGCAGCCGATCTTGCCAAGCTATCTGAAGCGAACCGGCTCGCCACCTTCCGCGAAGACACGAAGCAAGCAGCCATCGAGGAGTTCGCGGCACTGCAAGATGCATCGGCCCAGATCGGCGTCTATAACCGCGACCTGTCCGCGCTGCGTCACGAACAAGAGATGTTGAAGGCGGCGCGTGGCAAGAACGCGCTGCCCCTCACCGACAACGATCAGCAGGTGATCAGCAGCGCTGCGAACGCACTTGCGGACAAGGAATACCAGAACCTACTCAAGCAGGTAGATGCCGATCGTGACTACTCGCACAACGTCGCCATGCGCCAGCTTGATGCTGAGCGTGGAGCGCTTGGGCTGAGCGAGAAGGCCGCTATCGCTTACGCCTATGCTCAACAAGAGATCAACCGCCAGCGCACCGCCGGGGTAGCGGAAGCAGACATCAACTTCACCAGGATAAACCGCCAGGCCGACGCGTATGCCGGGGCCAAGTATGCGATAGACCAGCAGGCGAAGGCCATCGCGGACGCCCGCGAGGTGACGAAGAGCTTCTTCTCTGACTGGATCAACGGCGTGCGCGAGGGCGGCAATGCCTTTAAGGCTTTTGCCGATAGCGCGATTAACAGCCTCAACCGGATCATCGATAAGCTGCTGGACAAGACGCTCAACGGGTTCCTCGACAGCATCTTCGCGGGCGGCGGCGGAGGCCTCAAGGCCGTCGACACCTCCGGTTGGAGCGCCGGTAACGTCACGCTCAATGCGATGGGGGGTGCCTATGGAACCGCCGAGCGCTTCGCCAAGGGCGGAGCGTTCACCAACACGGTGGTAAGCCAGCCCACCTTGTTCCGCTTTGCCAAGGGTGCCCAGCTTGGCGAGATGGGGGAAGCTGGTCCCGAGGCGATCATGCCTCTCACGCGCGGCCCTAACGGTAAGCTGGGGGTGCAGTCGCATGGCGGTGGCGGCAAGCCTGCTATCCGTATGGGCGACGTGCACAACTCCTTTAGCTTCGCGGGAGCGGTGGGTCTTGACGGCATTGCCTCGATGGTGCGCCAAGGCGGCGAGGCGACATACAACCAGGTGAAACGAGATCTGCAGACGCTGCTTCAGCAGCTCGACACGGATGGGTCGTTCGCGTCATGAAGGTCTACCAGTTCCCCACATTCCGCATTGAGACGCAGCTCTTCCACTCGCCTGGCGCTGGATACGATGGCGGGCTGACGTCAGGCGGCGCGCAGTTCATCACGCCCGAACCGGGCGGCTTCGGCGTGCTTGAGATCGCTCCGGCCATCATCGATACCGAGTGGGACTTCCCGCTAGCGTCGTGGATCATGTCTAAGATCAGTGGGCAGGTTTTCCGGGTGCGTCTCGCGCCGACGCCCCAGATTGCCTACAGCCGCAAGCGTGGCAAGGTGGCCGTGCCGTGGAGCAACGAGCAGGCTTGGTCCAACCAAGAGAACTGGGACGGCGACTTCACAGGCCGGTACGCCGCTGACGCGCTGAAGGGTTCGGTGGTGATGAAGTTCGACCTGACCGGCGTCGGGCCGATCGTGACCCCAGGCCATGTCGTAGGCCATGACTATGACACGTACCTGATCGACGAGGTGACGTATGATGGGGACGTCGCCACGGCGATCGTGACGCCCCCCCTACGCCGGAACATCGCGGCCGGTGACAACTGCTATCTGCGGCCGTGGTTCACCGGGCGGATCAGCAATGGCGCCGATATTCGCGCCGCCTACAACAACCTAGGGCACGTTAAGCCGGGGAACATCGTGTTGCAGGAGGCGGTGGTTTGATCCTAATCGGCTGAGGTGTCTCAAATTCCTTGCTCTGCCTTCTTGTCTCTAGCGACCTTCTGCCGTCGCAGGCGAACGCGAAGCATGTAGTCTAGCGGATCAGCCTCACCGTGCACCGATCCTAAGGCATCAGCCAGTTCGGACCGTATGGCTTCAAGCCGTTCTTCGGTGAGCTGCAAGTCGACTCGGTGGCTCTCTTGTCTGGCCAAAAGAGTCAGCCCCTCGCGAGCAAGTGTCTCGACCTGCACCTCGCTAGGATCGCCTAAGGCCTGCTCTAAGATGGCAATTGCTTCAGCATTCATGCTGCGCCCACTGGCTTTAGCACGCGATTGCAGGCGCTCCTTCAGCCCTCCAGGCATCCTCAGCAGCATCCGATGTCCATCGGCCGTGTTCTTGTCGTCGATCATGTACCCCCATTTACGAGATCGCAGGCAGAACACAATTTTTGTGCTGCCGATATCTATCCTATTGACGTGATATCAGAGGCGGTGATATCACTTCATTCACGGCAATATCGCCGACAATGAGGAGCGCATCTGATGACAGAAGGAAAGCCAGTCAGGCAATGGGATCGGATGATCCTGCGCTTGCCGGAAGGTATAAAGTCGCAGGTTGAGGATGTCGCGGCAGACAACTGCACATCGCTGAACGGCCAGCTCGTTCAGTTCATCAAGAGCGGCATCGCTGCGGAGAAAGCGGCGTCGAGCCACACGGCCTGAGAACCAAGCTCGACGCCCATCAAAGGAAACACCAATGACAGAGCATCGCATAACACCGTTCCTCTTTGAGGGCGAGCATACGATCCGCGGGATCGACATCAATGGTCTGCCGTGGTTTGTCGTGGCTGATGTCTGCACCGTCCTAGGGATCAAAAATCCAAGTGACGCCATCAAGTCACTCGACCATGATGAAGTCTCGTCGATCACCCTAGGTTTAAGCGAGGGTGGTCCAGACCGACTGATTGTAAGCGAGTCTGGGCTTTATACCCTTATCCTGAGAAGCCGTGATGCGATCAAGCCTGGAACGATCGCACACCGTTTCCGCAAGTGGGTCACGGCAGAAGTAATCCCGACCATCCGCCGCACCGGACAATACACCGCACCTGAGGTCGCCCCCGGCATGACCGACGACATCCAAATGCAAGACTCACTAAAGCTGCGGAAGGTAAACACCGTGCTACGGCTTTTCGGCGAACGCTCTGGTCAGCAGATGTGGCGCAAGCTTGACCTCGAATGGGTGCCAGCAATGGCCTCTGTGTTTTCGCAGCACGACATGTTTGATAATCCGGTGCCACCTGGCAGCGTGACGATCACTGTAACCCCGGATCGTCCGGCCCACTGAACGAAAAGAGCGGCGCTGGGAGTAGTGATCCCGCGCCGCTCATAGCCAAACCGAAGGAACCGATCATGACTGCGACCGTCATAGCCTTTCGTGCGCCTACTGCCAAGCCCGCTAACGATAACAATCCCGAACCGACGCCACCATCGTCTGCTGACGCGAAATATGCCCTTATCGCCATGCAGGCGATCGAGAAGCAC